CGCCGGTGACCAACGCTTCCACCGTGGACAGGACGGTGTCGCCACCGGCGAGCGTGATCGACGCACCGAGCGGGTTCGACAACAACTCCAACAGGTCGTAGCCCTGCACATCCCACGTTGGGGTCGCCTCAGTGATCTTGTGGTTGGGTGTCGTCGTCAAGAACACACCGAGCGGGAACCGTGTCCAGTCGTCGCCGTCCGTTGACAGCAACAGAGCCGGTTGGATGCGTGCGTTGCCCCACACCAGTTCGCGTGACAGCCCGATCCGACAGGTGCGGTGGATCGTTCTCGTCGCATCCAGTTCGACGGTCGAACCGGAGGGGATGAAGTCGTCGGTCAAGTCCTGCGAGAACGAGTTGTCGTCGTCGAGCAGCCAGCATTGGGCGTCGACGTACAACCCGTCGGATTCGATCAAGGCGACGAGTTCGGCGAGGGTGCGCGACGTGTACTCGGTGACGGTCATACAACCTCGCTGACCGTGACCTCCGACAATGCGACCGTCACGTCAACGACGTAGTCGGGTCGTTGGCGTTGTTCCCCACCGGAGATCGACGAGAACATGCCGTAGACGACTCGTCCGAACTGGTCACGGAACAACACCGGCTGACCGAGGAATGCGGTCAGCGAGATGTAGTCGTCACGGTCGAGGCGTCGAGACGTGACCGTCACCGTGATCGAATCGCCGGGTGCGGTGATCGCACGGCGACGGCCGTTGGCGTACACACGCACCTGCGACGGGATCGACTGAACGAACGACTCGGTGGACTGTGGGAACTCGACGACCCCCGACAGGTTCGACACCAACGCGATCATCGGTTTCGTCAACGTCAACGTCGTCATGCCGCCCTCGCTTCCTGTTGCAACGTGCGGGCGTACTCGCGGGCCATCTCGCGGGCGATCGCCGTCCAGTCCGGTTCGTCGTTGCCGCCACCGATCGGGGTGACCCGCTCACCGGCTTGCAGCATCGTCAACTGTTCCGTGCCGACCGGGCCGGGTACGACACCACCCGAATGCAGCAGCGGGATGTCCGGCAACCCGAGCGTGAACCCGTCGTAGCCGATCGGGCCAACTTTGAAGCCGGGCACCTTGAACTCCAAGGCGTTCCACCCTCGGATGATCGAGTTGATCGCCGACTTGAACGCCGACGAGATGCCGTCCCACATCCCGGCGAACTTGCCGACGAGTTTGCCTGGCATCCCGAGCACCCAGTCCAGAAACTCCTGACCCTTCTCCATCACCCAGTCTCGGACTTTACCCATGTTGTCGGAGATCGAGTTGAACATCGTCCAGGCGACACCGAACACCTTCGACGGGATCCCCTTGATGAAGCCGAGCACGACGCCGATCGCGCCGGACACGACCGTCTTGATCGCATCCCACGTCGACGACACGATCTCCTTGATGCCATCCCACGCCCGACCCCAATCGCCTTTGATCAACCCCATCACGACGTCGATGACACCCTGGATGAATCCGATCGCCGCTTCGATGACCCCCTTGATCGTGTCCCAGACGGTGCCGACGTAGGTGGCGATCGCGTCGAACACTTCGGTGGTGACCGCTGCGATCATGTCCCAGTGTTCGACGATGAACTCGACGATCGCCGTGACCGGGTCGATGATCGCCGCCTTGATGATCGCCCACACCGTCTCGACGTACAGGCTGACAGCGTCGAACACCGTCTCGATGATCGTCTGGATCGTCCCCCAGTTGTCGGAGATGAACTGAACGATGCCGCCGAACACGTCGACGATCACGGCAGCCGTTTCCTGCATGATGGGCCACACCGTGTCTCGGAAGAACGAGGCGACAGCGTCGACCGCCGAACGGAACCAGTCGACGTTCTGATACGCCCACACGGCTGCCGCACCGATCGCGGCGAGGGCCGCACCGAGCGCGATGAACGGCGCGGCGGCGACGATGGTGGCTGCCGCCGCCGCAGCAGCAGCGACAGCCCACGCGACGAACGCCGGAACCAGGATCGTCGCCACGGCGACACCGATCCCGATGAACGCCCCGATGACGACATCCTTGTTGTCACGCATCCACCCGAACACCGACTCGATCGCGTCTTGCACCTTCGGCCAATTGTCCTGCATGAACTTGACGACGTCACCGACTGCTTCGACGACGGCGTCGAACACCGGTTGACCCCAACGATCCCAGCCGTCACGGATCGCCTGGATCGCCTTCGGCAGATTCTCGGTGAACCAGGCGACGACGACCTCAACCTTCGGGCCGAGTTTGTCCATCGCCCTACCGATCGCGTCGAACACTTTCGTTGCGAGCGGCTGCAAGCCGACAAGCACACGATTCTTCAACAACGTCCACTTCTCGGAGAACGACTCGGTGTCTTTCGCTGCGCCGTTGATCGTGTCCGCACCGTCGGTGATCGCACCCAACATGGCGTCGATCTCGAACTTGCCGCCAGCGATCGCGTCCGCCAGGTCCGGTCCGGCGCGCTGACCGAACAGTTCGATCGCCAACGCCGTCGCCTCAGTCCCAGGGCCGAGCGCAGTGATCTCGTCGACGACACGCCGGAACGTCGCCGGGACGTCCTCACCGGCCTTCGCCAACTTGCCGACACCGGCCTTCAACCCGGCGAACACCGTCTCAGTGTTCACACCTGTCTTGTTGAACTGTGCGAGCAACGCCAACGACTCGTCGAACCCGAACCCCAAGTTGCGGAGCGGTGCGCCGAACTGCACGACCGACGACGACAGCGAGTCGATGCCGATCCCCGAGTTCTGTGCCGCCCGATACAACTGGTCCATCGACGCCGCCTGGTCGCCGGTCGAGATCCCCCAGTCGCCGAACACGCGGGTGATGTTGTCGACGTTCGACGCCAAGTCCGTTTCGGTGAGCCGTGACAGGTTCAGCATTTGCGCCGCCAGGTCTTCGAGCGGTTGGCCGGTCAACCCGAGCCGGGTGTTCAAGTCGGCGATCGCGGTACCGGCGTCATCGAACGATGCGGGCACATCCTTCAGGACGTTCTTGAACGAGTCTTCCAACCCGGCGAGGGCGTCACCGGTCGCGCCGGTGCCGACCCTGATCTTGTCGAACTGCTTGTCGAAGTCCGACCCGATCTTGAACAGTGCCGCACCCGCAACGACCGCCGACGCACCGAGCGCCAGACCGATACCGGCAGCGGCCTTGCCGAACTTGCCGATCTTCGACTCCGAGTCCGACAGCGCCGACGACAGCGACTTGTTGTCGCCGAGAATCTTGACGTCGATGACACTCTTGCCTGCCACGTCAATTCTCCTCGTCGATCATCTGCGGTTCGCTCGCGCCTGCTGGCGTGCCCGCCATGATAGGTACTCGGAGGCGACGACGTAGAGATCTTCGTCGTCCATCAAAGCGTCGAGCGTTACCCCTGCACCGGATTCGACGGCGACGGCAACGATGTTCCAGAGGGCTGAGCCGTATCCAAAGGGCCGTCCACCTCGTCGTCGTCGTTGACGATCGCGCCGACCTCGACGACGGTGTCCAACCAGACGTCGAACTCGGCTGTCTGCTTCGAGGCGTGCCACGCCAACCAGTACAGATGTTCCATCGACACGTCGCTGCTCAATCGGACCGGATGATCCGGTGTCGAGAAGTGACGTTCGAACGCGACCTGTGTGCGCGGCAGTACCGGCACCTGTGTGCGTGTCCCGTCGTCGACTTCGATGTCGAGCAGCAGTTTCATCCGACGCCTCCCTGTAGGCCGTTGTCCTTGATCAGCTTGTCGACGGCGTCCTCGTAGAGGGCGATGACTTCGTCACGTCGCTGGTCGAGCGCATCGTACAGGAAGGGTTGCGGGGCAATATTGTGGGCGGCCCAACCGAAGTGGATCGGACCTGCGTACGGGATCGCCGCCTTCCCGGCTCGGACGACACCGGCACCGGCCTGCCCGGTCGATCGGATCGACCCGGCGAGCCTGCCTGAACGGCGTGGCACGAACGTTCCCGCTGCCTGTTCGACGACGGCGGCAGCGTCGGCGTGAACCTTCTTCAGGTCGGCTGTACCCGAGTCGATCTGCTTGAGTGCTCGCCGTAGTTCCTTCGCGCCTTCGACCTCGATCGACGGCTTCGTCACGGTCAGGCTTCGGCGAACACCGGTGCGGCTTCGGTGATCACTTCGAGCGGGATGATCATCCGCTCACCGCGGGCGACCGACGTCATGAACGGCACAGCCGGAACACGGATCGAGAACGACGCCGACGGGTTCGTCGCCGTCACCGTCGAATCTTCCGGCTTGAGCACGACCGTCGTCAGCGTGTTCTCCAACGCTTCGAGCAGCGTCCACGCCTCGCCGGAGCCGTAGCCAATCTCGATCTCGGCGGCGAACGTCCAGTCCTGTTCGCAGAAGTTGATCCAGTCGCCCGGCTCCAGCGACACCGACCGTGCCTTGCACTGGTACTCGACGCTGTTGATCAGGATCGACGGCAGATAGACGCGCTTTGCACTCATGATTCCTCCGTTTGTGTTGTCGCCGACTCTTTGCGGGTACGGGCGGTGTCAGCCTTGACGAACTCGTCGCCGTGGTCGAGCACAACGAGCAGTGCGCGACCGTCGACGGGATCGCCAACATCGAAGTGTCTGCCGCCGACCGAGAACGGCCGGACCGCTTTGTACTTCGATGTGACTGCCATATCAGACTCCTATGTCCTGAACCGCGAGTATGTCACACGGACCGTGAGATACGACGCACCTGTGCCGTCGTTGAACACGAACGGGGCGAGCGTTTCGGTCGCTGCGATCTCGTCGCCGCCGACGTCGATCGGGGCGAGGTTCATCAGGATCGTCGACTGTGCGTCCAACCACTCGAACGAGTTGACGACATCGGCGGCACCGGCGATCAGGTAGACGTCGAGGCCGACGCTGACGTCACAGAACCCGCCGTCCTCGGTCTGCTTCCAGACGTCGGCGGGTGCGACGAACGCCGAATGGTGTGTCAGCGAAGCCGGACGGTACGGCGTCGACGACGTCACGTCGCAGGCGTCGCGGACGGCGTCAGCGATCGCCGTTTCGGCGCTCACACCACACCCATCCTGCGGTACGGGGCGATCAGGGCGAGGTAGTCGGAGTCGGTCGTGCGGATCGACTGTGTCGCTTCGCCACCGAACGATTGCACACCGAACGGTGCGGCCTGCA